CAGACCTTGGATACATCAAAGCCGGGGTCGATGAAATCAAGTCCGAACAGAAAGAACAGCGAAAGACAAACATAGAGTTTATCACCCGTCTGACCGCTGTTGAAGAAAGCACCAAGCAAGCCCACAAACGTATAGACGAACTCAAACGAGAGTAAAAAAGACCCTTCCCATTATCTGGGAGGGGTCTTTTTTTTATTTGCCACCAGACGCACCAGAATGCGTTGAGAGAGCGTTTTGTTTTCAGAGGGTAAATATACGTCTGAAGAATAAAACGCGATTTCTTTAGTTCATGAGTGTAAACGTGTAATCATCTCCACGAAATGCAGTAAAGGTGTAACTTCTGGTGAAAATACACGTTTTTACCCCCTTAAAACGTTCCATAAATCACGTTTTTCAATTTATGCTCATTTATACAAAAGGCAAGATTACATCAGTCATATTACTTTATGTATAATTTAGGGCAAAATCAAAGCCCTCTTCGGTGGGTGTGATGGACTTCAACAACGTCTGCCAGAAGATGCGTTTCCCGTTGGCTGTGAGCAGTTTGTAGCCACTCAGAGCGTCTTTTATTTCTGCCCGGTCAACTGGCTTCTGCTCCCTCTCCGCTTCCTCAATGGCGGTCTGAATACTTTTGTATTCATCGGCGTACTTTTCCCGGCTGATGAGGTCGTTCATGTATAGGTCGGTGAGCTTGTCCATCCGCTTCCGCAGCTGTGCCACGTCAACTGTCTTCTTGCGCTTCTTCTTCAGCTTCAGATTGATGTCATCAACGCCCGTGAGCAGATGATCCAGCAGATACCGCTCCAGCTTCAACTCACTGACATGGCATCCGGGACAATCCCCGTCATAGTGGCGTGGGCATCTGTAATAGGTGTGACCGCTCACCCGGACACAAGTCATCCGGGAGCCGCACCGTGGGCAGAATATCAACCCGGAGAACAAATACACCCTGTCTGTCCGTGCGTGACGCTGTGAGCGGCTTTGTAGGACGTTTTGAGCGGTTTCCCATGTCTGTGCATCAACTATCCCCAAATCGGCGTACAGGCGATTACGGAGGGCGTAGCGGACTCCATTTCCAGACCATCCGAACCGCTTTGCAGTCTCCGTCACGGAACGGGTGAGCAGGAACGTCTGAAAAAGCTCCCGTGCCCGGTCTGCGTCTTCTGAAGGGGCATACTTCCCGTTCTCCAGCATCACGCCAAGGGGAACTGACCCGGTCGGCACAAGTCCCTTCCTCCGCTTGTCCTCAAACACAGCCTTGATGCGTTCGGAAGTCCTGTCGGCTTCGTCCTGTGCGACCGCCAACATAATGTTCACTTTCAGCCGACCAGCTGCGGTCTGGGTTTCATAGTCTTCGTGAATGGCTTTCCACGCCACCCCGGTGCGTTCAAGAACGTCCTCCACCTTGTAATACTCTTTGATGTTCCTAAAGAAGCGGTCAAGACGGCAGAACAATATGAGGTCAATTTTTCCCCGTTCTACGTCCTTCAGCATCCTTTGCAGTTGCGGACGCTTTGAAGCCGGAGAACGAGCGGACACACCTTCGTCAACGTATTCGTCTACAATGGTGTATCCGCTGGCATACTCCCGTAATGCGTTCAGCTGTGCGTCAAGGCTTAATCCGTTGATTGCTTGTTCTTGGGTTGACACCCTTGCATAGAGTGCGACACGCATACTCTTCTCCTGTGTTGGTCTTGCGGAGAAATCAACTCTTCCCCAGCCCACCCATTTCTATAGCGAACATAAATAAGGTTTCTTGGAAGCCCGGTTAGTCTTGACCACTCCGCTGGTGTGTGTGTTTCGTTATTGATTGTTATATGAGGGGCGCATCTTTTGTTGTTTGCTTGAACAATAGAATTTGTCCACCGACAGTTGCTTGGGCAATAATTCCCGTCTGGGTCAATTCTGTCGATAGTGCATTCTCCACGCCGTGCTGTTTCATCATATCCGTTCTGAATAGCCCATGTTTTAAATGCACTGTAATCCGATTTCCATTCATCACATACGGATATACCACGCCCACCATAATGCGAAAAGCTCGTATCATTAGGATTGTAGCAACGAGCCTTCATGCTGTTCCAAACAAAGTATAAACGTCCGAAACTATCTCCGTGCTTTATTTTAGCGATGCTCTTGTGTGCGACTTCTTTTCTTGATGCCCTATAAACGCATCCGCAGCTTTGGGTTTTTCCACGGCGAAGTGTTGCACCAGATATGACCTTTTCTGTTCCACACTCACATTTACAACGCCACCATATCTGTTTATCCCACGCACCAACCTTTTCAATTACAGTCAGCTTTCCGATTTTTTTACCCGTCATGTCAATTTGCGGTCTTCCCATAGTGAACGCTCCTTTCGTTTAACTTATTTCAGTATAGATGGACAAGTTAAACAAGTCAAGAACAATTCACCCTCTTTTTATCTCAATAGGCGAATTTCGACAAGAAAGACCGTTTTATAGGTCTATAATGGCGGTATCATTCAAGCATGGAGGTGATACCACATGACCCGTGATGAAATGATTGAGGAGCTGCTTAAGCTTCCCCCGGATGTTCTTCTCGCATTTTTTTGTCTTGCCAGTACGCCGACAAAAGCATCATCTGATGAAGCGTGTCATAATCCGCATCCTTTATCTGACCAATAAGGAATGCCTTTGCCCTCTCTACGGAGAGGGCTTTTTCTTTTCCTCTGACGAGCATATCCAGAGACACGTCAAGCGCATCGGCAAGGACGCAGAGCGTTTCCGGGTCTGGATCGTTCCTTCCAGATTGATAATTCCAGATTTGCGCTTTCGTAAGTCCCGTTTTCTCTGCCAGCTCCGGGGCGGTGATTTTCTTTTCTTCCATGATTTTCTTTAACGCAATTATCATCGCCAATCCCTCCTTATTTGCATTGTACGCTTACCAAATCGGAAAGTAAAGAGAAAAAACAAGAATTTCCAATTTAGTTACAGTTTACGCAATTCACTTGCCAAATTCGCAAGTGGTGTTATAATCAGTTATGTAATCGGCAATGAGCGTTTCCCAATCAATAACGAAGGAGGTGAACAGATGGCACGGGAGTGGATGACGGAAGCCAGAGAGCAGAAGGGGCTGTCCTGCAAGGAAGCCGGGAAGCTGCTTGGCGTTTCTGAGTCCTACTATTTCCGCATTGAAACGGGCGTAGGAAAGAAGCGGTTTGACCTTCCGTTTGCGGTTGCCATTTCCAAGGTCTTGGGCATTCCGCTGACGGAAATCTGTGACCGGGAGGGGATCATCTGAAAGACGCAATTATCCGGGCATTGATGTATGCCCTATCAACTGACGGATGGGAGGTGAAAACATGAAAGACAGTCCTTGCCACAACTGCCAACACAGGAAGCCCACTTGCCACGACTTTTGCCGGGATTACATCGAATGGCATGAGGAACGGGTGACCGAGAGCAAAGCCAGAGCGTTCGACAAGCTTATGGCTCTGATCGCTGATGAAATCGTCTGGAGAAACAGCGTAGACAGGAGGAACAACAAGAGATGACACCGCTCAAAGCAATCCGCTTGAAGTGTCTGGACTGTATGTGTGGCAACTCCGCAGAGGTTGCCCGGTGTGTCTGCCCGGACTGTTCCCTATTCCCCTACCGCTTCGGTCATAACCCGGCACGGAAGGGACTTGGCAACGCATCGAATTTAAACGGCACTACAAGCGAAGATGATGACAGTGGTATGTAAGTATACCCCAAAGCACCGAAAAGCGAAAAAGACCCCACTCAACGAACGGCACAGCCGAATAACAAAAGATTAGGAGGTACACATGACACAAGAAGCACAAGTCCTTACCCATCTGGAGCGGTTCGGCTCTATCACCGCATGGGAAGCCATGCAGGAGTACCGCATCATGCGGTTAGCGTCCCGGATCGCCGACCTACGGAGGAAGGGCCACAACATCGTGACCATCACCCGGCACAACGGGTCGGTCAGCTGGGCTGAGTACAAAAAAGAGCCGTCCCCGGTGTGCAAGACCGAAGGACGGCAGGAAGACGGGAAAGTTGGCACTAATCCCGTCCTCCAGATTAGCACAAAAGTATAAGGAGGTCAATATGGTTCAAGTATGGCAACTGGCAACCCTTTGCCAAGAAGTCCGACAGCTTAACAAAGCTGAAGGAGTCCTGAACGTTTCCGGGATTGCCGGGGGAAGCGTCCTGCTGGAACGGGACACCTTCGACAAGCTGTTTCCCTTCGGATGGGAAGAGCAGGAGCTTGTCGAAAAGGACGGAGTTCGGAGGATTTTCCGCTATGACGGAATTGAGTTCGACTGCATTCGCTACTACAAGGACGATGCCCAGAAGCTGAACGAAGAAGAAGCGCAGGAGCGTGAAAAAGCGTTCTGGGACATCGGACTCGACCCGGAGCGGAACGGAGGTGACTGGGATGTTTAACCCCAACGAACACATGATGCGATTGAAGGGAAAAGATTACCTTCAAGTCGCTTGGAGACTTGTCTGGTTCAGAGACCCTGAGAATGGGTGCGGCTCCTCTTGGGGCATCAAGACCGAGCTTCTTGAGCATGGTGACAACTGGGCTGTGTTCCGTGCCACCATCACCAACGAAAATGGCGAGGTCATCAGCACCGGGCATGGGTCTGAGAGTGCCAAGGACTTCGGCGATTATCTGGAGAAAGCCGAGACGAAAGCGGTCGGTCGTGCGCTTGCCATGTTGGGCTTCGGTACGCAGTTCGCCGCTGACGAACTGGATGAGGGTGAGCGCATCGTTGACAGCCCCATTGACCGAGAGCCGAAAAAGGGCGGTGGCAGTTTCATGACCAATGGGAAAGAGGTTTCCTTTACGCCCACTTGTGCCGACTGCGGTGCAACCATCACGGATGCGGAGCATGACTTCTCCGTGAAGCGGTTCGGAAGACCGCTGTGCCGTGCCTGTCAGAAGAAGGTGCAGAATGGTAGCTGACCCAATCACCGAAGTCTGGAGACGTTCTGAGATGCTGGAAACCGCACTCAAGGAGTGCAAGACCAGAGGGAGAGCAGCTGCGGACGCAGAACAGGAGTACCGCATCCGACTTGCCGAGAAAATCCTGCTCCTCCGGGAGGGTGGTCTTCCTGCCACCCTCATCCCGGACGTGGCAAGGGGTGACAAGGACGTTGCACGGCTCAAGTTTGAACGTGACTGCGCTCAAGTGGTCTATGACAACGCCAAGGAAGCCGTGATGTGCTTTAAAAAACAAATTGACGTATTGAGGGAACAGATCGCAAGGGAGTGGGAACGGGCATGAAAAAATGTGTAGCCAACGTCAAGGGCGGTTTCGTCAACATCCCGGCAGACCGCTTGGAGCGTGAGGACTCCATCATCTTCGTCTACAACGGGGAGGAGCTTGTTGCCATGTTCGACATCGGCGGTCTGGACAATATCTGGATATCGGAGAGCAAAGAATGAATGTATTAATCGCTTGCGAAGAGTCGCAGGAGGTCTGCAAGGCATTCCGGGCAAAAGGTC